TCTTCCCTGCCGCTCATATCCTACGAACGAGGAATCCTCCTCGTCGGTGGTGTAGGCGAAACTCATACCGTCGAGATCGCCTCTCTTGATGAGCTCCAGCATATCGTCGGCAGTCCTTGTTTTGGGCAGCTCGCAGCGAAACCACAGACCCTTCTTGTCAATGCCCAGCTCCAGCGAGCCCTTATTTCCTCGGCATCTGCCCATAATGAGCTCGTCATTATGAAATGCGGTGAGTACCACGTCGCTCCTGCTGATCAACGCCTCGTCGATACAGCCGGGCATCATCACCTCACGAACCTCCCTGTATTCGCTCCATGGCGTCAGATTCTCGCTCTCAACACCGAAGATCATGGCATACCCCTCCACTGTCCGTCCGGACGACGGCTCCACATCGTCAGAACCCTCGCGCCTTCTCACCTTTAATCCGCTGCCGCCGATGTGCAGCATTCGTCTTACTTCTTTCATATCTTCAATTTTTTGAATTAAACATTCCAAATAAATCGCCCTCCTTCGCTCTCACCTGTTCCAGCTTCCGCATTCTCTCGCTCAATCGCTTCTCGCGCTCGCTAAGGTGATATGTTGCCGCTGCCGCTCTCTCCGCTGCCGCTCTCTCCGCTGCCGCTCTCTCCGCTGCCGCTTCCTTGCTAAGCAGCAGCCCCCCCCCGAAGATCTGCTGACCGCAGTCGAGCGATGCCTGGAATCGTCCGTCGCGGCGCTCCACCCTGAATGGTATATCGCGCTTCGCCACCTTCTGCAGCAGCGCTGCCGACAGCATCTCTATCGGGAGCGATATTGAGCGTCGCTCAACGATCGTCTGCTTGTTCGCCTCCAGCAGCATCGGGCGCAGTTCTGGTTCTATCACTACCCAGGGCGAGGGGGTAGGGTAGAGGTTGGTGACGAACGATGTCGGCACCTTCGCACCATTCTCATACACCAGCTGCGCGCCCATCACGACGGCGGTCACATTGTCACCTTGTCGCAGGCACTCGAAGAGGGTCAGCGCCGGAGCGAAGAGCCAGTATCTGATGCCGGATTTTTCGTAGCATCTGATTATCTCGGCCATGATGGAGAATGGCGGGTTGTCAATCACCACATCTCCTTCCTGGTATGGATAGCGGGCGTAGTCGCCGCGAGGGTAGAATGGGCGTACAATCCTGCCTCCGTCGTATGGCAGCCAGTGCTCTGCCTCATTATACTGCGTCTCGTCGGCGCCAGTCAGAGAGAACTTCTGTGTCACCCATCCCAGCAGCGCCGAATACACCGGACGCGGCGTGTAGCAGTCGTCGGTGGTCTTCTTGTCCTTGAATTTCTCGACAAAGGCTTCATAATCAATTATCGGCATACCATCCCTCCCCGTTGGTCAGCTCTCTCACTGTCCCCTGTATGATGTTGTCCATCTTGTTTACGTTCCACGACTGGATCTCCCACCAGCGGTCCTGCCACCTCATGCGGCAGTCGCGGGTCACCTTGTCGGTCCAGCGCATCCTTACCATCAGTTCCTCGTAGGCCTCCATCTCGCCCTCGCGCAAACTTTTCAGCCCGCGCGAGAAGTCGACAGCTGCCCAGTATTTCCCCACGCTCTCCCAGCTCTCGCCGGCAGATCCGCGCCCGAACTCTCCGCCCTCGCTCTCCTTGCGAACGAAGAACTCTACGCGGTCCTTCAACATTCCGCTCGCGTATCCCATAGCTACAAAATCATGTAAGGTTTCAACAACATGTCGACGGTGTAGGGGACGGCGTACATATTGCCCACCGCCACCGGTTCTCTCACCTTGTACGAGTGGCTCACCAGCATCAACATCGCCTGCTTCACGGCGACGGGCAGCTCGCCCTCTTCCTCTACCAGGTTATAATAGCTTCGGTTTAGCATTTTGAAGGTTACTTCCTCCGCTGCCGTAGCGTAGATCTCCAGCACGTCATCCTCGGCGTCTCCGTCGATTCTGCAGTGCGCTTTTATTTCATTAAGGGTCAGGATATTCATGAGCCACCCCCTTTCTTCATTGCAACGACGATGGTCTCTGCCTCGTCTTCCTTCTTCTCACCCGATCCGGACTTCTCGCCCGATGCTTCCGACGATTCGCCGCCACCACTGGCTGCCCGCAGCTTTTCGCTCCCGAGCTCTGCGAGGTTCGTCGACACATAGTGTATGTCTCCCTCGTCGAGGTTCGGCAGGTCGTAATGGGCGCGAAGCTCATTAACGCTCATCACGCCTGTCTCCAGATGTAGCTTGTCGATCTGGGCCTGTCCCGAAGGATCGAGGCGCATGAGCTCGCCCTCGTTGGCATGGAATCGCCTCCTGCCCCAGTCGTCGATACCCAAGAGCTTGGAATTCAATTCGTCCTCCCACTCCCGCAGCATCGGCTGGATCGTGCGGAGCATGAACTCCTGCGTCGCCGCCTCCGGTGTCTTATACGATGAGCCGCTGTCGTCCATGAGCATCGATTTCGGCACGCCGAGAAGACGGGCTATCTCCGCCACCGAAAACTCGCGGGCCGACAGGATCTCCATCTGCTGCTGCGTCTGGCTGATGGGCGTCACATTGGCGACATTATTCAGCAGCACCACATCGTCTTGGTAGATGTCGCTGTTGAGCTGCTTCGTAATCTTCTCCAGCTGCTGCTTACTCGCCCTGCCCACTCCGAGGCTGCCGGTCTTCTCCTCCTGGACGATGAGTTTCATCTTTCCGCCCTTGGAGGCATTCTCCAGGGTCAGTGCGTCATTCGTCGCGGCGATCTCCAGCGTGCGGCGGGCGAAGAGCAGCGTCGGCTCTCCCATGTACCCGTCGGGACGGCGGAAGGTGTTGGCGATATGCAACACGTCCTTCGCATAGCAGGTCAGCATGCGAGGCCCTCTGTCGGTGGCGATAGTGAGCGTATATTCGCCCGTCATACAGTTGTACTGCCCGGATTGGGCCAACCAGAAAGCCATAAGGCTCCCGTCGTCGTCCCGCTCAATCCACACGAAGGCATTGCCCTCGAAGATCTTCTTAATCTCCACCTGCTGCAACAGGACTGCCGCAGTCATCATGGGATTAGGACGTACCTGCAGGAGGTAATTCAACTTCTTACCTTCTCCGTAGTCGTCCTCCTCGTAGTTCTGCCCCTGGCGGTCTTTCTTCTGATACATCAGCTTCATCTGCGACATCGTCTTCGCCCGCAGCTCCACACCGCGATAGAATGCCGACACACCCAGCGCGTCCCACCAGTTCCTTACTCTCACTCCCTTATCGCCGAAGGTGCCGCCCTTTGCCGCGTCTTCGTCTGCACACTCGTTGCAGGCCGTCTTAAGGTTCACCGCCTGCAGGTCTCGCTTATGGCGCGAAGGCGATCCAGACGAAGACCCAGAGCCAGTAGAGGCACCATAGCCAAGCGACCAGCCAGAATCGCCAGTCCAGCCCAATCGATTGCCAGACCTCTGCTGACCACCGCCAGAGCCGACGGACGATCCGCCGAAAAAATCGAAAAAACCCATATTTTCGTATATTATTGATTAAACTTATTTTCTATCCACGAAAAATGCGAAAAAAGAAAACCTCCGGAAACTTCGCAGCCTCCGGAGGAAAAATAAATGCTAAATGAAAATTAACAGTTTGGACGTAATATGTATTCATTCGGCCCCGCCAGCCGGCGGGTGTTTTAACCCTAAAACTTAACAATTATGATTTTACAGCAACAGATTATCTGGTATTCCCGGCGCTCGTTAGCACCCCCGTCCCGGTCACCTGCACCGAGTACTGGGCGAGATTGCCTCTCGTCGCAGTCAGCTTGAGCGTCGTGATGATGCCAGCGCCCGTCAGGCTCTCACTCTCATCCCTCGTCTCCATCGACACCTCGACATCGGAGCCGATCTGCGACATCAGCTGCAGATCGCCCACCAGTCCGCTCGCGCTCATCGTCCATGAGTACCTGCCCCTCACGAATCCCTTCGCCTTAGCGGTCCCCACAGTCTCGATGGTGTCGCACTTCACCGACAGCTCGCAGCTCTTGGCCTTCGCCACTGCCTCGCCGTCGATCATCAACAGTATATTGTTCCCATGAATAATTGCCATTGCACGTTTTTATTAACATTTGTAAACATATAAAAGGTATTCCTCACGCATCAAGCTCCACCAGCTTCAGTCGCACCTCGCCCGAGGCATAGTCTCTCGATATGGCGACAGGCCAGTACTTCGTCCCATCGCCGGTCGTGCCTCCGTCGTGCCAGAATGCGATGGGCGACAGGTCGTCTTCTGTCAGCGCCAGCGTGGAATCGTCGTTTCTCATGTCGACGACGACGTCGATGATCTCTCGCGATTTCTTGCCCCACGCCTTCAGCCTCTTCAACAACATCGCTTCGGCGCTCATCCAATTCGTACCGTCACCGAAGGGCAGCGATTTCACCCACCCGTCGGCGATCTCATCGCTCCAGAGGCTGTTCCATCCGGCGCCCCTGTAGTCTATCTTGCAGGTCAGCATCAGCTCGCGGCTCTCGTCGTCCAAGAACTTTCCGCAGCTCTCTGCCTTCTCAATGTTGTCGTCGCCGAAAGAATCACTGGTCACCTGAATGAATGAGAACTTTAGCTGCGAGATGTAGAGTTCAGTGTATTCGCTCTTGTTCGGCGTCCAGTCCAGAATACGGAAGTCGAACTTTCCCGTCATCGGTACCGCGATGTCGGCGAGGATTCCATATCCCTTGTCGCCGTCGAATCCGTCTGTATACGAACGGTTATTCAGTATCTCGCCCACGCCTTGCGTGCCGGTGGAATCTTCCTTGCCGACGGGAAGCTCGAAGGTGGCAGCACCTTTCACCCAGCCGCTGCCATTCCAGTAGTAATCACCGATGCTAAGAGACACCAGCAGCGTTCCGTTTACGATATACTTCACGATGTCTTCCGTCTTGTTTCTCGACGCAATCTGGTACACCTGGCCGGAGATCACGAGGCCGACTCCCTGGCATATATTGACATCGAAGCGGGAGCCCATGCGAAAAAGATAGCCGTAACTGTCCGACGAATAGTCCCAGTCGTCAGTGGCCTTCACCATCACTGCTCGCTCATAATTCAGCGTCACTGTATCGGAAGGATCGAACAGACAACTGATACCTAAGCTTCCGCGTGCCACGTCCTGTCCTGCCTCTGCGATGTGTCGCCACAGAATGCAGTCGGCATTGTAGCTCCAGATAATACCTCCGGAGACGCGCGCGGAAGAGAAGAGATAGCGCCAGTAGTTGTTGCTGCTCGTCTTCTCGGTTATCGAATCGGCCTTCGTGTACTCCCAATTCTTCGTTATCTCGTCGATCGACAGCTCCAGCAGGGTGTCGTATCTGTCCGTCTCGCTCTTCACCGTTGCGGTCTTCCAGCCGAGCTCGCGGCCTTTCTTCGTCTCATCCAGAAGAATCAGGTCACGCAGGAGTACCTTGTTCCACTCCACCTCGGTGGGTGATCCAGTCAGGCCTTCGCCAAGTTCGGAGAAGTCGGAATAGCACATCGCACCGGTGGTATAGTCGCTCGACATATCGACATTCATAAAGAATAGATCCAGCCCCTTGATGCGGAGCTGCCAGCCAAAGAAGTCGCAGATTCCCTCGATGATCTCCAGGGGTGTCTTCTCGGCGACATATTCGCCTTCCTTCTGGAACATCCGCCAGTTCACCTTGCACTCGCCCCACCACTCGATCATCTTCGCGTCAGAGAAGTGCACGTACCGGAATGTCAGCCCCTCCAACATGGAGAATATGTCGTATATCGTCTTATTGATGGTCCGGCAGGTCGCCCAGCTCTCCACGTCGATGCTGGAAGAAAAATCGTCAAAGCCCAAACTCTCCAGCGCTCCGAGTGGGCACACCCACGGAAGTTCTATCTCGTAATATGACCCGTTTTCCCGGTAGTCGACACTCCAGCCCTGCGGCTGTAGATAGCCTGCTTCTACGCACACGTTGCCGCGATACGCCCAGAAGGGCACCGACAGGACGTCTGACGGTGCAATATCATCCAGCAGCGACGCATCGGCGGTCACCACCCGGATATATCCCGTCTTCTTCCTCACTCCTCCAATCACGCAGGTGTCGTCGTCCTCCTCGCTCGTCGTGGGCTCGCTCGCCCCCAACAGCTCCACCGCGTCGTCGGCGTCCTTCTCGCCGATCCACAGCGTGCAGGTCGTTCCTGTAATATCCTCGAATGTTACCTTCCAAGAGCTCATATCGTCATTTTTTTTTAGCTTCCAAAGGCAAGCTCGCCCTTGCCTTTTCTTCTTCCGTTCCTATTCAGCGCAATCCGCAGATCCTCGCCCTTCACAGTCGTCTCCAGCCTTAGTCCGCCCAGCACTCCGCCGCCTTCGCCCAGCTGCGACGCGAGGTTCCCTTGCTGCGCCCGATTCAAGATCAGCTCGCCCGAGCTCACATTGGCGGTCAGCCCGTCATGGTAGTCGTTGCCTGGAATGATTCCGCCCTCGGCATAGCTGCCCACGGCGCTCTTCACTGCCGCAATGGTCGAGATAAGGGTCGCGGTACCTGCCGCAGCTCCGGCGATCCACGTCCACACTCCCGGAGTGTCCTTCAGTGATTCCGCCATGGTGAGCGCCAGCGTCGCCAGTGCCTGCATCACAATGCCTGCCACCTTAGCCGCTGGGTCTTCTATCTGCTGCAGGGCGCCTCCCACCTGCGAGATGCTGCCCACTGCGGCCTTCCAGCTTTCACTCGCTCCCTTGCCACTGTCCGACACTCCCTGGCTCTCGCCCTTGAATGCCTTGATCTTACCGTCCACGCCTTCCAGCTGCGACGCAAGGGCTGCCCATACCTCGGGCGAAGCCGCCATCTCCATCTTCTCGCGCAAGATGTCGGCCTCTGCCTCCAGCTCCTGCAGAGGCGACAGGATAGTGCCGATGATCTCCGGACCGTTGCCGAAGTCAAGCTGCATCCCGTCATTGAGACCCGTCAGCCCCACGCTCGGTGCCGACTTGTCGCCGATGATCTTATTCTCGGCAACAGTGGCGTTGCCGCCGGCAGCATCCTTCTTCATCAGCGCAATCTGCTCGTTGCGCTCCTTCAATATCTTGATCTCCTCCCTTATCGCTGCCTGGCGGTCCTCGCTGGCCTTGATATACTCACTCGTGAGCTTCTGGATCTTGTCGTTGTTGATCTGCTCCTCCGTCTTCTCGGTTGTCCGACCCGACGTCACGCGCCCCTTCTTGGTGCCCGCCTTGCCGCCGGCAGTACCGGCCTTCTTGGTCTTCACCTTGTTCTTGTTCCCGGTCACCGTCACCTCGCCCAGCTCCACATTCGCGGCCACGCCGTCGGCATTGTGCTTGCCGCCGCTAAACTCCGGTATCGGTTTTCCGTCCCTGATCGCCTCTATCTGCTGCCATATCTTCGACATGTCACCCGAGGCAGCGTCCCACGCTTCCTTCGCCCCGCTGAAGTCAAGGTGTGCCAGTCTCTTGCCTGCCTCCCACAGCCCATCGAAGCCGGTCTTCAGCCAGTCGAGATTCAGCATCAGCCGCGTCAGCGTGTTGTTCCAGCTCGTCTCCCACGACTGCAGCATCGTGTCCCAGCCACCGCTGGAGAATCCGAAGAAATCGGCCACCGCCTTCTTCAGGCGCTCCGTCGACTGCCTCTTCTCCTCTATCGCCTTCACATGGTCCGGACTTCTCGCCAGCAGGTCGTCCATGCTCCCGCCGATCTCGCCCAAGGTCTGCAGGAATTTCAGACCGGCATCCTCGCCGGGTCCGCCGAAGATGTCTGCGATGGCGGTGCCTACCTCTGCCGAACTCTCCGGCAGCTCGCCCAGCTTGTCGCTCACCTTCTTCATCACCTCCCACGTCGTGGTCATGCCGCTCTCCAGCTCCTTACTGATCTCGTCAGAGTTCAGCCCGATACCGTCCAGCGCCTCCTTCGTCGCCTTCGTCATCTCGCGCAGCCGCAGGTTGCCCTCCTTCACGCTGTCGATGGCCTTATCGCTGAATATTCCCTGCTGCTGCGAGGAGGCGATCAGCGTAAACAGGTCGTCCACGCTCATCCCTGCCTCCCTGGCGTAGGCGGGGTACTCCTTCAACTGCTCCAGGAACTCGTCCCTGTTGGTGCTCACCGCCAGGCCCTTGGAGATCATCTCGGCAGCGTCCTCGTAGGCAATGCCCATGTCCCGCGCCAGCTTGTTCGACGCCTCCACCATCGCATCAGTCGACACCCCATAAGTCTCCGATACCGCCTCTACCTTCGCCCGGAACACGTCCATCTCCGAATAGTCCATGCCAGTATAGTTGGAGATGGTGTTCGACAGCTCCAGCGTCTCATCAACATAGTCCTTCAGCGCCTTTGCTCCGGCGACAGCTGCAGTGGTCACAGCGCCGATACCCAAGGTCATGCCGTTGAGACCCGGAATATTCAGCCCGAGAGCGCCAGCCATCTCCTTAGCCTTGCCCGCGATATTGCTCAATGCTCCACCGCCCGCATCCAGTCCGCTCATGCTCGCCCTCACACTGTCAAGGTCCGCCTTGTGGCTCCTGATTCTCTCCTGCAGTTCATCAAGGCTCGCCTTCAATGCCTGCCCGTATGGGCTCACCTTCTCCGCATCCGCCAGGTGCTTATACTGCATGGCGAGATCCTCGAAAGTCTTCTGCATCTCGCCTAGCTTCCCGCTCGCGGTCCTCACCTGCGTTTCCATGCGCCCAAGGCTCCTCACGAAGGACACCGTCTGCTGGTCTGCGCTCGCCAGGCTCTTCCCCTGCGCTCTCGCTTCATCTGACAGCCGCCCCAGCGCCGAACTCGCCCTCCGCAGCCTCCCCTCGTATTCCTCCGATTCAATTCTTAATCTAACAACACTCTCCGCCATTCTCAAAAATTCTCAAAATTCCACGTTTAAGCCTCCTTCCGGCGCCTCTCGCAGCGTTTCTCCGCCTTTGCCTTCATCAGCCCATCACGCCACCCGGAGCGCCCATCTCCTCGGTCTTCTCCTCCTTCACCCACTTCTCGCCGTCAAAGCAGTAGTCTCCATCGTTATCCACTCTCGCCCAGTCTCCCTCTTTCGGCTCGAAGGTGTTCCAGTTCTCTCTCGGTTTCGGTGCCAGACCGCTGTCCTGCAGTAACACCTCGTATGTTGAGCAGCTGTCAACATATCTCCTTCTTTCTTTCCTTGTTTTTCGTTCCATATATAAAAAAATTAAATTAAACAATCAATCCTCTCTCTATCTCTCCTCTCGCTGTCGCCTCGTTGTATATCTTCGTCGTCGCCACCGTCTGGTGTCCCAGCATCTTGCTCACTGTCTCCACCGCCACTACCTCTTCCACCAGCAGTGTGGCGAAGGTGTGCCTCGATGAGTGGAATGTCAGTCCCTCGTCTGCCTCGATTATCTCCAGCAGAGGGCGCAGCGTCTTGTTTAGCTCCGAGTTCAGCGGCGTCCGTCTTGTTAGTCGCCCGATATCGCCGCCCCACTTCTCCGTAATCCGAACGAACAGACCGTCGAAGAGACGCACGGCGGGAATCTCTACCACTACGCCAGTCTTTTGCGTCTTTTTTTTATCCAGCCGCCGCTGTCGATGTCCGACTGCCGCAGCGTCCGAATGTCTGAATATCTCAACCCTGTCACGCAGCCGATGAGGTATAGGTCACGTGCCACTTCTTCCCTCCCAGTCAGAGGCATCTCCCATAACCGCCACAGCTGCGCCTTCGTCAGATGCCCCTTGCGAGGCTCCATCTGACCTATCTTGTAGAGCTTGAATGGCTCCTCGCAGTATATCTCACGCCGCCTCGCCTCGTTCATCACGCTTCGAAGCAGTCGCATCCTTCCCGTCAGCGTGTTCTGTCTCACCCTGCCTTTCAGCCAGCGCTCGTATGCCTTCACGTAGTCGTAGTCCACGTCCACAATGTATGTCCGCCTTCTGAATTTCTCCAGGTCATTCATCAATGTCCGGTAATTACTCCTCGTCGTCTCGCATCTCTTCTCGTCTTCCATCATCAGCGCTATGAGGTCACCGATGGGCATGTCGCTCCTCACTCCCTCTTTCGCCATCTCCTTTATCGTGCCCACCGTCGGCACCCTGCCCTGCAGCATCAGTCCCACTTCGATGTCTTCCACCTCCATCTTCATCTTGCGCAGCAGAGCTCGCCTCTTCATCATCTCCCTCGAACAGCCACAGAGGTCTCCCTCGCCCCACTCGGCGGGAGTCGCATACATACCGGTGCTAAGATATTTCCTACGCCTGCCCTGCTGCATCTCAATCTCAATCAGACCCTCACCTCTCTTGTTTAGTCGCCGAGCCTTATTCCACACCAGTCGGTATCTTATCTTCTTCTCCACCTTCAGTGGCTGCCCTTTCTTCTTCATCGTCTTTTATGTTATCTAAATTCGTTCTCGGGGAACTAATAGTTCACACCCACGCTCCCCGCTGCATTATCCACATGCTCAATCAATTATGCGATTATCGGTTTAATTCTCTCTAAAAAATATTTCCCTATTATTCTGCCATAGGGAAACAATAGGCGAATTTTCGCAACTCCTCGTCACGAAAATCCGCCGTTCCCCATCAGCTAACCAGGTCGGCAGCGTTCCACTGCTTAAGCTCGCCGTCGCTATTGTAGCCAATATATTTCTTCACGCCGCTATTCTCGTCAGCATCACCCGACACACTGATTTCCAGCATATTAGTAGAGCTCTCACCAGCGATATTCCCTTGCGGCTCCAAAAAATTGAAATACTTGCCGCTCGATAATACGAACTCGCAGTAATGCAACATGTTAGAGAATATTCCGCAACAGACGTCCCCCGAGAACGAGTTATTGTAGCAGCCCCCCGAGAACGAGTTGCGGTAGCAGTTCCCCGAGAACGAGTTGTACCCGCAGTTCCCCGAGAACGAGTTGCGGTAGCAGTCCCCCGAGAACGAGTTGTACTCACAGTAATTGCCTCCAGCGTAGACTTGTCGCAGTCTATCCTCCACGCTATTGCGGCGGAATATCCACAGCCTCACATCCTCGCATCGACCGCTGAACGAGTTATACGACATCTCCTTGCCGCCAACAAGACCGCACACCAGTCCCGAGAAGGTATTGCACAGCGAGTGGCTCAGCGTGTTGTCGTAGCACTCCTGCGTCCACTCTGTATATTGGCACACCGCCGACAGACTGTTGCCTACCACCACGATGTTGTTCAGCTTCTGCACGCCGCTCTTGATGTAAGAGCCCATCTTATTGCCCCAGCAGGCGCTGCCCTTCACGCTTAGGTCTACGGCCTCGCCGTCAATCAATGCCCCGTAGGCATACAGCATCTTCGCATCCTCGCCAGCGGTCGCCTTGATTGCGCCATATCCATAGTCCTCGCCATCATCAATACCGCAGTCAAGATAAGCCCATTGTATCTCTGCGCCGCTCGTGAGGCCGCACAACTTCCAGTCCAGCCCGTCAGCCACAGCCGCGTTCTTCTTAATCTGCGCCACGATAGTATCAGCCATCTTCCGAATCGGAGCATCTTCGCTCTCTGGCTCTTGTTCCCACTCCATCGCAGGCTCGCCCATCTCGTAGCGCGCGAATCGGATGTTCTTGAAGTCGAAGGGCGCCACATTCCCCTTCTCGTCCTCCATCTCATATATCACGCCCTTCCCGTTCGTCGCATCAGCCCAGCCGAACCTCGCAGTGTCGTTGTCAAGGCAGTATCTCAATTTCCATCCGCCCAGCGTCGCGCCAGCCCCCGAGAAGTACTCATCACCATCCCTTAGCGCAGCGCAGCAGTCCGCCTCCGACAGCACGCCCTCCGATATCGCCCTCACCAGTACATCGAATCCATGACCAGCCGCATCCGTCTCGTCCTGCACCGTCGTCGTCTCATAGTCCGTAATCCTATACCATCTGCCAGCCACCAGCTCGCCAGCGTCCCGCTTCGCCTTCAGCTCACTCCACGTCAAGCTCTCCGCATTCGACGCAATCGCCTCCACTGCCGACACTCGCTCCGCCAGAGCCTTCGCATCCTTCTCCATCTCCTCAATCTCCGTCGTATGCCCGGCAGTCGTCGTCTCCAGCGCCTCGATGCTCTTCTTGTTCGTCGCGATATCGCTAGCGTTCGCCTCTATCTTCTTGGTATTCGCAGCAATCGCCTCTGCGTTCGTCTCCGTCGCGCTCTTCGCTTCATCCGCTGTCGACGGGGCTGCCGCCGCAGCCGTCACCGCCGAATCAGCAGTCGT